CATCATCATGTGCCCAGCAGAGTTCTTCGTATAGGGCATTCAACCTCTCCATATCATCATAGAGTTGATTTGGATTAGTCATTTGTTTTACTAACTACGGTTAAGCGTTTCCAGATTTCATATGGATGTTGAGGTTTGTGTTCTCTATCCATAGGTTTAGAAGACTCAAAGGGATCTCTTGAGAGATTTTTAATAACAATGAATGCATCTTTGTTATACTTACGAGTACCGATAGGTGATTGCCATTTTTTGTTATAGACTTCACCAACATCGATACCAGAAACTTGAGTTCCTGCCATTTCGACTACAATGTTATCACCTTCTTCCCACCCATATTTTTGGGCAAGAGAAGAAACTTGTTCATAAACAGATGGAGCATCCATTACTCGATCTTCTGGTTCAAGACTTCCGTGCATCAGTAGAGGTTTTCTTCTTGTTCAGTTTGTATTATAACATCAGAAGTTGGATATGCAACACAAGTGAGCACAAATCCTTCTTCCATTTGATCATCATCCAAGAATGATTGATCACTTTGATCTACTGTACCAGATACAATCTTACCTGCACAAGATGAACAAGCACCTGCACGACAGGAGTAGTTCATATCAACACCACCTTCCTCGGCAGCATCAAGAAGATATTGGTCATCCTGACAGGTGACGGTTGTTTCGGATCCGTCAGGAGTACGGAAGGTAACGTTAAAGTCCATTAGTATTTCTCGGAAAAGTTTTTTGTGAAGTATGCCATTGATATAGCAAAGACAATACTAGTTATTGTATAAAAAATTTGATACAATGTCAAGTATTCAAAAACCGAAAAATCCGAAAAAGAACACACTACCAGTTGTAGCATAAGAAACCAGGGCAGCAGCAAATCCAATCATTGCAGTGCGACCATTGAGTTTCTCTGCACGTTCTGCATATGTCTCAAGACCATACGTGTCAGTATAGGATGGATCGACGTACATACGGGGTTCTGTGGCCCACATGTTTGTGCGTCCACCGTCTTCAGTTGTTACAGTCATTTGAGTTTTGTGAAGAAACATTACAGTATTATATAGCAAAAATAAAGAGAGGTCAAGCCCCTCTCTGTATTATTCACTACTTTTTTGTCTAATGTATGCTCTACCTTGCTCATCAAATCCATCAATATCAATGCATACAGGTTCACCAGTGAAGTTATCTACAGGGGCAATTAGTAAGTACGGACCAGGAACTCTATCAGTTCGTATATCGTAAGTTCTAAAATTAGTAGGATGAAAATGAATCGTAACTACCTTCTTACCAGGATTGCGACAAGTGTATTCAAGTTCTCTCATGTGATATGTAATCTTATTATCACATCCAGGCTTACCCATCGTATAATTCATACTATCAGATGTTGATATCGGAGTTTTAAAAATCCAAGAGTCTTGTGATGCAGAATTATCATATGGTTCAATCTCCCAATTCTTACCATCCTTGGTAGATATCTCCCACCGACTCAAGGCATAAAATTGCTTTGACATATCAAGACTTTTAAAAAATCGAAGAGTATCATCAAAAATAATATCCGCATTTGCAACTACACAGATTTGATCTTCCAATTCTTGATTACAGAAATCAAAAAGATCTTTATACGTTGGTCTATTTTCTCTCACTATTCTATGAATCTTAGAAGAATTGAAATTGAGTTCAGCATCATCTTCCATGAAGAGATATACATTATCAATTAACTCATTCGCAAGGTTTTGATGAAGACAATAGAGATACTCTCCATTTCTCATATGATTACGAGAGTTAAAATATTCTATAATTAAATTCATTGTCCAGAGATCCAATTCATTAAGTTTACTTTTGGTTCCCAACCAAAAGTTCTTTTTAATTTATCATTCTTAGCAAGAGTAATTCTAGACTCACCAATTCTTGAAGGAATGTTTACTTGTTTATCAGAAATTGCATTAGCAATCTCATTAATGGAATAATTTACACCATTACCTACATTGTATAATTGCCCATAGTTCATCTCATGAACTTCTTCTGTTGCTGCGAGAATATTAGCAGATACTACATCAGACACATGAGTAAAATCTCTACGTTGCTCTCCATCACCAACGATTGTGAGAGATTCTTTATTATCACGTTGACGTAGAAAGATGCCTATTACAGGAGCATACTGACCCTTTAGAGGTTGTCTTTCCCCATACACATTAAAGTATCTAAGAAAAACTGTTTTCAATCCAAACAAGTTAGTATACATCTTACAAAGTTTTTCACCAGTAACTTTAGATACTGAATAAGGATTCAAACAATCATCACTCTGAAGTTCATCATTAGGAGGTTCATTAAATCCATAACCCGATGAAGTAGAGGAATAGATTACTTTCTTTACACCTGCCTCACGGGCACACTGAAGAACAGTAACCGTACCCACACAGTTTACACTAACTGCCTCAATAGGATTCAAAATAGCAGGTTGAATTCTAGACTCTGCAGCAAGATGAAACACATAATCTATATTAATCATTGAGTTTTTCAGTAACTTATAATCTCTAATATCACCTTTTATATTGTAAGCCTTAGGATTTCTATAAAACTTTTCATTAGATTCTGCACTCTCATTATCATAGCAAACAACTTCATGACCCATCTCAAGAAGTTTATCTACAATGTGAGACCCAATAAATCCTGCTCCACCCGTTACTAATGATTTCATAATTCAGATTTAGAAAAAATAACATCAACTTGAAACAAATCACCTTTCTTTAAATTATCAGTATCTTCATCCATCCAGATATTTTCACCAATAATTTCATGATTAGTAAATCCAATACCACTCATATATTCAATAACTTCATCAAACAAAGGAGATCCTTCATTATATTGCAAGATTGAAACTTCCATTATTATATAAGAAGCTTTTTGAATAGTATTCAATCCACCTCTAATAATATCCAATTCAGATCCTTGAGTGTCTATCTTAATAAGATCAAAACTTTTTCCAACTTCTTCAGTAACTTCATCTAGTGTATATGTGTTCCTCTTAACTTTTATACTATCATTATAGTATTTGGTATTTTCTTTTAAGTAAGATGTCCCAGTACACGTAGGATTTTTTGGATTCAAATGTAGAGTAACCTCTTTATTAGAATCACTCAAAAGAACAATACAATGAGAAAATGGTAAATTTTCTAGATACTCATCACAATTTTCATTTCCCTCTAACATTAAGGAGTCTACATTTTTCCATAGTTTTTTACAAAACATAGAAAAGTTACCATGATGAGCTCCAATATCTAATAGAGTATTTGGAGTATAATTTTTAGATAGATTGATTAAGTAATTCTCAACACTCATAAATAAACTTCCTTAAATTTTTGACAGACTTTTTGTGGAGTATAATCCTGATAACAATTCCATTCTAATGAATTTATTTCTTTCTTATCCAAATTTCTTAAAATATGTAAGATATCAGATTCGGTTTTAAAATATATCCCCTTCTCTCCAAGTGTATCTATATGATTTCTTTCTGGTGATTTTTCATAAGTAATGATGGGTTTATTTCTAATTGAAAACTCAGCACAGGATAATCCAAATGATTCACCGATATACCTAGCATGAAGCATAGCATCACATGTATTGATAAACTTCACTTTAGTATTCATATCAGAAGTCCCAGGCAAGTATATCACTCTTTCGTGTTCAATGAAAGGTTCTGTGAACTGAAAAACAAACCAAATGTCAGATCTTTCAGTCAAAACTTGTTGTATTGCTTTCTTTACAAAAGGCAAATCAAAAGTTTCCCATCCACCATTTCTACCAAGCACTAATTCTTCTTTGGGAATAGACAATTCTTCTCTCATATCCTCCTCCATATCAGGAAGATATACCATATAAGGAACATAAGGAATTTTATATCCAGTTATCTTCGATAACCACTTTGACCCCATAGCATAAATGTCACCGTGAACCCAGTCGGGAGTCCAGTTTCCTGATATTGCATTAACAAGATTCTTACTGACTGAAGAGATAACTCCATCCGGAGCACCTCCCTTTTCCATTAGAAAATATTCACATTGATTATTAGTTAGAATATCATCTATTTCATTATTATTGTTGTAAGAAAAAACTGTAAACTCACTTTCAAACTTCCTCAAAACATCAGCATTATTAGCAGGGTGAGTAGAAGGATACATGATGATTGGATCAATATTTAAATAATATCTTGTCCAATAAGCCCAGTCATAGATTGCGACCGTAGTGCCTCTCAATGAAAGAGAGTTGTCATGAAATGCTATTTTCATTTTATTATAATAGAATTGATTAGTTTATTTCTAATTACTGGATTATCCCAACTGATATTATTCTTATTGAGATGATGTTTAACCAAACCTTCTCCAACAAATTGTTTCCAACCATCCTGTTTGTACTTTTTAAAATTATCATATAAGGATGAATAGATATCCATATTTTTTGATGAAGAAATTGCCAAATCACTATTTGGAGATTCTTTCATAGCATAGCAATTTACATAATCCATAGATAAATTATACAAATCAATATCAAATTTAATTATCTCAATATCAAATCTACACCTAATAACAATATCATATAAAAAAGAATTCTCTTTTTCATATTGCATTTTTAATTGATTGGATCTTTGTATAGAAAAAAACATACTATGAACATTAGATGGTCTTGCTAATTCATAGTTAACATCATTAAAAGTATCAAAAACAATTTGAGGTTCATATAAAAATATTGCGGGTTTATAGATTTTTTTAATTACATCTATAGTGTCTTCTTTCCAGTAATATGTTCTACCATATGATAATGTTGCAGGTAATTCCATTCTTTTATTTGACATAGAATTATCCCACCAGGTATGTACAAAGACATCAGGTGAATATTTTTGTAATATGTTTTTGTTTATATGTGCATAACCCTCCTCAAGATACCTTGGTTGTCCAGAAATACAAAGTGCTACTTTCATTTTAAATTGTTAACATAATCACTACAGACAGCATAACAGTTAGTCACTTTTAATATATCCCAATTAATATTACATTCTTCTGGCATAACAATGACTGTCGATGAAGTATAAGTTTTTCCAGGATAAGACCATATATGCCCATGACTCGTCATAGTATAATCATCACTTTGATGCCAAAAATAATTAAATTTTGTTTTAGTCATAAAATCTAGTGTGGCAATATCTTTACAATGAATCCAAAGATATTGAGACATTTTTGCCAATTCAATAAAAGTAATAGTATTTTTTGGTTCATTATGTCCCAACCAGAACGTTTGAGATACTACATCATATCTCAAATCAATCTCTACATCATAACCATTTTCTATACATTTGTCAATCTGCCCAACTGTATTTTCAACATTTCTATTAGGTCCATCAATGTTACCACGATGTGCTATGAGTTTCATACAATATATTTGTCTGAAGGAATGGAAGGCCATCTCACAACAATCAAGTCAGAATCTTCAAGAAATTCCACATTAGAAATTTCATTCGGTTCATAAATCCACATGTCTCCGGCACTCATAAGTTTACCATTTACTTTAAGTTCTCCAGATACAATATAATTCAACTCTGTTGTAACCTTATGAGTATGCGGAAATGTTTGGCATCCTTTTTTGTGGTTATGATGTGCCACTTCAAAGAATGGATTTTTAAATAAAGATGGATTAAAATCCCCAACAAACCATCCCCCCCTATAATCTTTAATATTAGATTCAATCATTTTTCTAACTCCTGAATACGAATCTGATGCCTACCTCCGTCAAAAGTATTTGAGGAGCAAATTTTAATGTAATTATCTAATACATCATAGTTTACACCCTTTGCAGGAATTGAAAAGAAGTTTGCACAATTGTGACGTATTGCCATTTCCATAGCAAACTCATCATAAACAAGTGCAGAACGAATACCTTTGTTTTTATTAGCACAGATATTCACTCCCTGTCCGGTGCGGCAGAATCCAAAACCATAATCACAATCCCTTTCTCCAATAGATTTAACTGCCTGTGCAATGTAATCTCGATAATCACAATCCTTATTCAGAATAGTTCCAAAATCAATATATTCTAAATGATGCTTATCTAAAACTTGTTTAAGAATTTCCTTTGCTTCAAATCCAGAATGATCAGAACAAATGGCAATAGGTTTATCACCAATACGACGAGTAACATTATCTTTATAGAAATGGAATTCATCAGGTGTTCCAAATACATGCATTTTCTCCACAGATTCAGTAAAAATCTTTTTATCATCTTCAATAAGAAGATTATAGAGAGGTGAAATATAGAACTCATTCTTAGTTCTCAGATCACGAGTAATCATCTCTCTCGCATACTTACAGAAATCAGATCCTTTCTTAAATCCATAAATTCCCACACATGCATTATTACTAATTGCTTTCTTTTCCGCTGTTTCAGTTACGTATCCATTTAAATCAACTTTTGCATAACTATAATTTGAGGAATTTGATTTAAATGTTAATAGTAGTCCATCTCCATTCAAATCATTTATACTATGCGGATCAAATACTGGTCTAAACTCAATATCCAAAGTGTGAATTACTAAAGGTGCGTCATTGTCAATATATTCTTCTGCATAAAGACAACTACATACCGATCCATCTGTAAGTTTATCAAGAATAACTACTTTAATTTCATCACCAAACTTCTTACGTAAAAGTTCGTCCATATGAAAATTATATACAGTCTCATCTCTAACTACAAAAATAAGATTACAACCCTCATAATTTAAACAATCTAAAGAAATATCAATAAGATGTTTATCTTTAATATTAATCAGTTGTTTAGGAACTTTAAATCCTTCTTTAATAAATCGACTTCCCAATCCTGCCATGGGAATAAGAATATTCGGTTTCATATTTACTTACCAATAATTTCAGTTGTAGTTAAATGTGCGTATTCAATCCAGTCGCGGATATCTCCATATCCCTCTAGTAATTTATAAAGAAAACAAGATGCAAATATATCACCAGCACCAAGAACATTAACGTTCTTTAGAATTAATTCTTCTGGTAATTTGTAGAAAAATTTCTCTTCCCCATTAGATACGACGCTTCCAGATGCACTATGGAGAATCACCCATCCTTTTGTAGAGTTAGTATATTCTAAAAAACTATCGTTAATATCTTCATCAGAGATGAATAGATAGTCCACATACTGAAGAATTTCCATATTAACTTGTTTACCAGCACATATATCTGCGGTGATGATACCATCCAAAACAGGGATAAAATCGTTTCGTGTCAGTTCATTTAGATAGATCAAATGACTAATTTTAGAACTAACCATCTTTACCTGATGCTGCACCAAACTTAAGTTGACCTTTGAATATCTTTTAGCAGCAGGTTTGTCAATATAGATGAGTGCTTGACCAATATCAATCGGAGACAATCCAATATCAATTGTTGGATCAATCTCAAGCAATGCCTTCCAAACATTTGCCATCGACCCTAGAGTTTTCTTTTCTGTGTCACCATCAATAATGGTATCAATAGTCAGATGTCCGTAAAGAGCAATATCCTTCATTAAAATTTTTCCTTCAAGTCAAGTTCATAGATCTTATCTATTACTTTATCATAAGAAACACAAGGAAGCAATCCATCTATTTCAAGTGTGTCGAATAGTGTCATAACTACATTTTCACCACCCTTAACTGACAGAACCTTTGCAACCTGCTTTACTATTCTTGGAGAATCCAACATACAAACAGGATATCTTACCTTCTTCATAATACCAATATCAAAAAGATCATCCCCAACATAAGCAGTATCTTTCTCTGTGCAATTATATTGCTTCAAGATATCATCAAGATAGTTTGCCTTATCACTATGGAAACCAGACCCACGATTAGCAATAACGTGCAGATTTCTGTTCTCAAGAATACTAACATTATACGGATCACCAGTCAGGAATACAACATTAACTCCAATTGCACGAAATCTTTTTATTGCAGTCCAATCTTTATCACAGAATGTTTTTAATTTAACTGTTCCCTCACGGTCATAGTATTTTATGCCATCTGTCATGACACCATCAACATCAAGAATTAAGAGTTTTATCATATTTAATCAAAAGCAAAGGATCTATAATTGGCTCTATATGCCAATTCTGTAGTTATATTTGGTAGTGATATTTTATTTTTCACAGAACCAATATCTATTTCATCTGGATACTCACATTCTACAGGAGATTCTGTAGGAATAACATTGAGACCAATATCATTTAAATATATTCCAAGTAAGGACTCTGGATGAGGATTTCCAGTATGCATTGTGGGAACTTTGTACACATACTTATTGATATTTTTAAATAAATTAGCATACTTGGACATTGATATACTTGTTCCCATACCAATTATATCACTTTTTCCCATAGGATGAATTTGTGAAAAATTCCATCTAGAAGGAATCATAACACAATTATCATCCATTTCTTCTAAATTTAAATCAATACTCTCCAACGTTCTAAGAAAGAAAAAATCTGGTCTCAGTCTAAACACATAATCATATTTAAAATTATTTTCTTTTTCATATTCCTCCCTCAATCTATTTGCATTGTAAATATTACACCACATTTTAGATATGGGTCCTCCAAATTTATGTTCAGAATCTAAGTGATCATAATAATCATGATCATTAATGATCATTTTTTTTGGTTTATATAACCTATCAAATTCCAATAGATTCTGATCTCGTCCATTTCTGTTTGGAGATCCAAAAAAGAAGGTGTCAACTTCATAGATATCAAAAAAATTTTTCTTGAAGTATGGAAAAGTATCTTCAAAATTCCTAATTCTTCCAGAAAAACATGCAGCAATTTTCATGTCAAAACTCCGGTCATTTGTTCAAATACACCTTCTAAAGTGGGTTTCTTTTCAAATAAAGATTCCTTAAGAATAGATTGATAAAGGTTATTATCATTATCTATTTTAATAATATCCTCTAACATAGATTCCATATCAGAATAATTACTCAGATTTAAAAAACCTTTTGTATTGAAATCTCTATGACATTCTGTATCAGAATAATAAATTGGAATATTACCTGCTATCTTTGCATGTAGTAGTTTTTCAGTATACCATCCACCGGGAGCAGCATTTTCAAAACAAATTGAAAACTTATAATCGGAAATTACTTCCATCTTTTCAAGTTCTCCGGCATGACTATTGTTTTGAGGAATCTGCATCTTGTGACACTTTCCATAACAATCAACATCCTTATATTGGTTGACCATATCTATCATATCAATTCTATTCTGATATGGCACACTAAAAACTGTACTACAAAATTTAGTTTTTTCTTTTGATGCAAATGGATTCTCTTCAGTAAAATAATCGACAGGTATCAACCATCCAGGATTACCCCATGTTCCGGTATTAAACCAATCAACATAAAACATCCATAAAGGAATTCTAATATTCTTAGAATCATACGAGTCAAAGAAACTAGTGATAGAATAATCACATTCATTAAAGTTTGGTCTTGGAGAACTTTCTCCATTAAAAAATATTTTTATACAATCATTATATGATCTATAAGATTGTCCAAAGATATTATAAATTAAACAATCACAATCTTCAGGATTACTAACAGATATGTCTTCAAATACTTCCTTGAATAAAAATGTTATAAGGTTATGGTTATAATCAAACCCTGGCCAAAAGTCAGAAAAAGAAATTTTCATAATCAGTTTTGTATAGTTGTTTTAAATTCAGGACTTTGTATCGCAAGTGCTGGTTCGAACCAATAATTGTTTAAAGAAAATTTATCAATCAGATAATTATAATACCAATCTGCACCATTGTTACAATACCTCAATTCTTCTAATATCTTTTTAGATCCAGATTTACTTATAAGATAGGCATGTGTACATCTAGATCCTTTTATTTTTGCTATTCTCAAATCTTTTTTTGGAGTTGCATGTAAATCACAACAAGTTCCAACCCACGCCATGTCCCAATCTTCTGGAAGTTGTTCAAAAGACTTCTTAAACTCATCTAAGAAATCATCACAAAGAACTACATCATCTTCTAATACTAAAGCATAATCATATTTTTCAGAAACCTCTTTGACTATCTTAATATGCTTTAATACCAAAGAAATTTCTGAGATCTTTAATTGTCTTCCTTGAGGATTTTTACCAAAAATATTGGGGAAGTTTTTTTCTATTTCATCAGTGTCCCAATTATCAGAACTATAATCTTCCACAAATTCATAGTCTACGATATTCTCTTCCTTCAAAACTTCTAACAGATGAGATTTCCTTTCTGTAAGTTTATTCCAATGACATATAAATGTTTTCATTTATTGAACCACTCCTCTCTCCATTTTTGACCACCAGCAAAATGACGAATAATCACATCGTCTTTCTCCACCCTATTAATTAAAAACTGACAATCAGATTCACCTTCCATCTCCGTGACATTCCATGCTGTAGGAAGAATCTCTACATGTTCATAAAGTTCATCTAAAGAATATTCAGTCCATTCAGTTTTATCAGAATGCCACCCATAATCCGGTAGATTCCAAAAAGGTTCATCAGAATGTCTCTTGATACCTGCAAGAGAATACCAAGATGCTTGCTCTCTAAACTCATGCCAGAAACTATTAACATACCCAAACCTTTCGTGCCTGGATACAACATCATTCAATCCCCTGTATCTATCCTCCGAAAGAATGTTATCGATTAACTTCCTAGACCATTCATTAATCTTGATAGAATAGTTACCCATACAATGAGTATTACCAGAGTCAATCGCATATGAAAAAGATTTGTTTGTCTGATACAGTTCATCAATATTTGCGATGCACATATCAGCATCCAAATGAGTAACAATATCTCCGTCAGTTACGTATCCTTCCTCAAGCATCTGCTCAAGAATAGTGAACTTCAACCAAGTATAATTTCCACGATACTTATAGAGATTATCTTTCAGTTCAAGATATTCAAAACCATGCTTATCAGCATACTCCTGATTCCTTGGAGACATATAAGTATCAAAAAATTGCTGCCTTTGATCAGCATAAGAACCAAAAACTAATAATACTTTTTTCATCCAACCCTTTTGATAATATTATTAAAGACACCATGAAGAGAAAAGTAATCTTGATAGAGTTCTTGACCCCTTTGTAACATCTCATTGTATGTATCATCAGAAATACCCTTCAAAATATCATAGGTATTTCTAATATTGTCCTCATCAATTATAACACAGAATTCTTCCCAATCCAATTCATCAGACCAGGGAAGTGCATGATCATCAGAAATGTACACAGGAACAGTATTCAATTGGAAAGACTCATAAAGTCTGAAGCTAGTAGTTCCATAACCTCTAGGACATAGAGAAAACTTAGAAGCAGACATGACATCAAGAAAGGTATTCAACTTCTCTTCTCCAACATTAATATCCCAGTTACCTGCTTTAACAAGACAATCATCCTTACCACGAAATGCTTTTACCATATCAGTTCTAACCCAATAAGTATTAGAACCAATGAAGGAAGCAAAGTATTTGTGTTCCTGCTTAGAAGTTTCTGGAATAGAAGAACATACTAATGGAATAGGAATCACATTCCCCTTCTTACGGTTACCACCAGCACAGAAGATCATAGTATCCTCAGGAAAATCTTCAAATGGTCCATCGTCCTGCTGACAGATGGTAAAGTAAGATCCATCAGAACTCAAAGTTTCATAAAGTAAATTTTGAAGGTCTGGATAAGGTTGTCCTCCCCAGATACGATTACAAAAAAGATTTGACCAGAAGATATCAATGTATTCTCTTTGAGGTTTATCTTCTAACTCTTGGTAATGACTGTAAAAATACTCCTCAAGATATTCTCCCTGATGATATGGAGGATATGTTGGTGTAAGAGAGTTTGGTCTCAAATAATCTTCCTTCAAATAAACCATAGTCCCTCCTCCTTAAACTTATTGATTTTAGTCTCTACACCAACCATCCAATTGTTATGAACTATCATAGCATTTTCTTTTTTACCTTGCTGATAATACACATTACCATTAGGAAATAAATCCTCAGATAGTAGTGCTATATTATCATTATACTTTGTAAGTCCAATACGATTCATAATAAGTTGATCATCATCAGAGTCATCTGCACCACACTCCTCCACTAACTGACGGCATTCAATGGTCTCATTAAATACCATAAATCCAGTACAGATTGTAGACCCAGGAGCATCAGTTTGAAATAATACTTCTTCATGACCAGTAAGAATTTCTACGGGATTTTCTTTAAAAACAATGTCAGTATCTACCCACATTAGATTGGGATGTTCTTTATGAACTTGGTTGATAATTTTCCACTTATGACGAACTACATTTCTAAATCCACTATTACTATCAAAAGTCCAATCCTGATATTCTTTTAGATTACTATTCATATAAAGAAAAGCACCCTTATATCCTTCAAGAATAAAAGACTTATAAACTTCCTCATCCATACAAGCAATTATAAAGTCGTCCATATTAATACCTACATTTTCAGCAGACTTCAACATATTCAGACAAATATCATGACACCCGTAATTTAAAAATGTAAGAAATTTCATTGATCTTTATACCACTCATAAGTTGTTTCGATTCCCTTTTGGAGAGAAATTTTTGGTCTCCAACCAAGAGATTTAATTTTAGTCACATCTAAAAGTTTTCTTGGAGTTCCATTAGGTTTAGTAGTATCCCATGTAGTTTCTCCCGGATATCCTACAATATCAGAAATTATATTTGAAAGTTCTTTGATTGTAAGGTCTTCACCAGTTCCAACATTAATAATATCTGGATCATTATAATCCCTCATGCAAGTATAACATGCTTCTGCAAGATCATCAACATGAAGAAACTCTCTATATGCTGAACCATCACCCCACAGTTTTACATCTGGCCACCAAGGTCCACCCATATCAATAGTATAACCATTGGTTGTTGCATCATGATATTTTGCAATCATAGCAGGAAGAACATGAGAAGTTTCTAAATCAAAATTATCATTAGGACCATATAGATTTGTAGGCATTAACGAGATAGCATTGAATCCATACTGTTGACGATATGCCTGACACATCTTAATACCAGCAATCTTTGCAATCGCATAAGAGTCATTACTAGGTTCAAGAGGACTACCCATCAAGTATTCTTCCTTAATTGGTTGTGTACATAACTTCGGATAAATGCATGAAGAACCAAGGAACAGAAGTTTCTTAACACCAAACTTACGTGCAGTATGAATGATGTTTGATTGAATCATTAAGTTGTCATAAATGAAATGTCCAGGTTGATATTTGTTTGCACCAATACCACCCACCTTTGCAGCAGCAAGATAAACATACTCTGGTTCGTTGATTCGAAAAAACCTTTCAACATCTTCCTGACGACGTAAATCCCAATAAGAAGATGGTGATGAAAGAATATTAGTATATCCTTTCCAATGAAGCATACGAACAATTGCTGATCCTACAAGTCCGGTATTACCAGCAACGTAAATTTTAGATTCAGTATTCATAATTTCTCTAAGATACAGTGTAATAATTCAATTTCTTTGTCTCCAACAAAATGATTGTTTCCCAAATAAATTCCGTTATAATGAACAAAATCAACATTTAAGTTTTGTTTTTGAGTTTCAATACCATATTCACTAAGAAATGGTTGTCTCAAAAGATTACCTCCAATAATAGGTCTATGTTCAATATTATTTTCATCAAACTTTTTCCTTAGAGTATTTGCTTGTTTTTTATCCTTACATAGTAAAGGTAAACAAAAATTACTGACATTATCATTATAATCTGGAACTATAAAATAGTCAGAATAATTCTTTATCAAATTTATAAATTTTAGATAGTTTTGATTTCGTATTTCAATATACTTATCAAGTCTTTTCAACTGAGACATTCCCAATACTGCTCCCAGTTCATTATTTCTAAAGTTATATCCATCAGTTACAAACATAAACTGTTTGGATATTTCTGGATACTGAAAAATATAACCTTCAAATCTTTCAGACTCTCTTGCTAGTCCATGTGATCTCTTCATTCTCATCAAATCATACAAATCAAAATTATCGGTAGAAATCATTCCTCCTTCAATTGTTGATATATGATGCCCAAAATAAAAACTAAAGGTAGCACCTAAACTATTAGATCCTATCTTAGATCCGTCAGGATTCTTACATCCGTGCGATTCGCATACATCATCCAAAAGTAATGCTTTAGGAAATAGTTCAGAATACTTATCTCTGTTTGCAGGATATCCTATAAGGTGCGTAATAAAGATAAGTTTTATATCAGGATGTTTATCTGCGATATATTTTAAGTTCTCTTCACAAAAACTAAAATTATTTAAGTTAATATCACAAAAAATAGGAGTAAGTCCTAATTGAATTACGGGTCCGACATTTGTTACCCATGTATTGGAAGGAACTAAAACTTTATCTCCGTCCTTTAACCCATAGAGTTCCTTTACAGACGAGAGGAGAAGATAGTTAGCAGTACTTCCGGATGAAACATATAAAGAATACTTAGATCCTAACCACTTACTCCATTTAGATTCAAACTGTTTAACTTTTGGTCCATTAGTAAATCTATTAGAAAATAAACAAAAAGATGCCATTTTGACTCTATCAGATAATGTTAAATTATCTTTCATCAATGGCCACTTATTATTACTCATGAATACACATATCCTGAACTAATTGTTTAAAAGAAATCTTAGGTTCCCAATCCAACTTTTCTTTTGCCTTGGTGGCATCACCTAATAAAGTTTCGACTTCAGCAGGTCTGAAATATTTAGAGTGAATTTTAATAACCTCTTTTCCGGTAAATACATCATATCCGATTTCATCCAATCCTTCACCTCTCCATATAATTTGCATTCCGAAATAGGATGCTGATTCCTCAACAAACTTGCGAACTGAATATTGTTTACCAGTAGCAATCACAAAGTCTTCAGGTTCTTCTTGTTGAAGCATTAACCACATTGCTTCAACATAATCTTTAGCATGTCCCCAATCACGAAGTGCATCAAGATTACCCAGATATAAACACTCTTGCTTACCCTCAAAAATTGCTTTCAGACCGATTGTAATCTTACGAGTTACAAATGTTTCACCACGTCTTGGTGATTCATGATTAAAAAGAATACCACTACAAGCATACATTCCATATGACTCACGATAGTTCTTTACAATCCAATACCCATAGAGTTTTGCAACACCATAAGGAGAACGTGGATAGAAAGGTGTAGTTTCAGTCTGCGGAGTTTCTTGCACCAGTCCATAAAGTTCACTAGTAGATGCCTGATAGATACGAACCCTGTCTTCCATACCAAGCAAACGGACTGCCTCAAGCACTCTCAGGGTGCCTATGGCATCTGTCTGACCCGTGTACTCAGGCATTTCAAATGATACCTTTACATGACTTTGTGCCCCAAGATTGTAAATTTCATCTGGTCGAACCTGCTGAATAACCCTTACTAAATTTGTAGAGTCTGTTAGATCACCATAATGAAGTTTCAATTGTTCATAAATGTGGTCAATACGATGTGTGTTGATCAAAGAGGCACGACGCACAATACCATGAACTTCATACCCTTTCTCAAGAAGAAGTTCTGCTAAGTATGAACCATCTTGACCTGTAATTCCTGTTATTAAAGCAACTTTCATATACTATAGTATCATTATAATATTATACCAAAAAAGGAGAGTTTATGCAACTCTCCTTATAGGGGTCTTGCCATGCCGCGCCACTTGCTTTTTAACCAGAAGCAAGAAACTGGGCAGTAGTAACTCACCCGCACCAACGACATTTGAGAGATGCCGTAAACTCATAATAGGGTCTTATGACTCCACCAGGGTTTTTAAAGTCTTTCCATGACTACAATCAAACAACCTCAACAGAAATTTTTAGATCAGAATACAAACAGTCCATCATGATTTCATAATCATCAAGTGGATCACCA